CGGCCGCATCCACGAGGACGTGATGGTGTTCTGCAAGGGCACCCCGAACGGCGCGGCGAAAGCGTGCGGCACGGTGCAGGTTGCTTTCCCCGACGAGGCAGCGCCGCTAGGGTGAGGAGCGGAACCCCTGACAGCGGGGGGCTGACCTAGACCCCGGTCCCCCGGCTGCGGTGCTCAACCCGCTCCGAGCACCGGGAGCCAACCGCGCGGGCCGGTCCCCACCCCTGGACCGGCCCGCAGCACGACAGCAGCACGGGCCGTCCCCGCCCCTGTGGGAGTCGGCCCGTGCTGGTCTGGTGGAGCTACGCCGTAGCGTGCTACTGAGTAGCGCGCAGCGTCAGCCTCAAAGTGCCGCACCCCCTGATCGGTCTCGACCCGGATCATGGTCACCAGCGGAGTGAGCGCGCTCGCGCGGATGCTGCGCACCGCTGGCGGGGGCACGAGCAGCTCGGGGCGCTCCTCGGTGGTGAGGTGGTGCTGCACCGCGACGCTCACGAGGTGGAGCACGGGGTCACGGTCGGCTAGCTGCGCGCGCGCGTGCTCGATCTGCTCGGCGGTCACAGCCCGAACTCCTCGTCAAACGCGGCCATGTAGCAGGCGGGGCAGAACCCGTGCACCAGCACCAGGCACGAGAGGTGCGCGCACTCGGGGACGGCGGGGTCGGGCAGCGGGGGCCGGAATCCCACGGCGGCCGACATGGGGTCGGCGTCGAGTTCCGCGAGGTACTCGGCTTCGGTGAGGTGCGCGTCCATCTGGGCGCAGACCGGCCCGTGCGAGCAGGTGTGCGGGGGCGGGGTGGTGGTCTCCGGGCTGGTGGGGATGATCATGGGGTGGGTTCCTTCCGTACGCATAAGCGCGGGGCCGCTCCCCGTGAGGGGTAACGGCCCCGCGCTGGTGGGCGTTACTTGGCCGGCTCGGTCGCGGCGGTCGCGGGAGCTGCGGGCTTGGCCGGCTGGCGGTCGGCGTCAACGATGGTTGCGCCGGCGTCGGTGAGCGCTGCGAGCTGCTGCACGTGGTGCAGCATGTACTCGCGCACCTGCGTGCGCACCAGGCTGGGCGCGTGCGGGTCGGTAGCGGGCGCTGCGGGCGCGAGCTTGCCGGCCATCTCCTTCGCGGTCTCCTCGGGGATGCCCGCGCTCACGAGTCCCTTGATCACCTTGTCGGCGTCAAACTCCTCGGCACCCTCGGCACCCTCGGGCGCGGGCTGGGTCCACTTGTCGGGGTTGATCCGCACGAGGATCGAGAGCCGCACCGCGATGGGGCTGGTGGTGCTCGCGGGGGCCGCCGGCGGAGTGGCGGGGGCGGCGGGTCGTGCTGGCATGGTGGGTTCCTTCCGGTTCGGCGGCGGGGGCTGCTCCCCCGCTCGCTCGGTGTTAAGTTGGTACACCCTTTCAAACAACCGTTCGAGCGCCGGAATTGCGACTTCGCGGAAAGAAGTCTGATAAGTTTTTGCGGGCTGGCCGCGTCTCGGTTAGGTGGGTTCCTTCCGGGCGCGGCCAGCCGTAATGTGCCCAGCATGGCGCGGGTGGACCGCAGGAGGTTCCCGCCGTGCGGTCGGGCGTTCGACGGGCAGGTGTGCCACCGCAGAGGCGAGCACCTCTGCGCACCCCGCGCCGCGCACGCGCTCGCCTTTTGGTGCGAGCTGCTCGTGCACACCAAGGGCGATTGGTCGCGGCGCGCGTTCGTGCCCGCCGAGTGGCAAGAGCGCGAGGTGCTCGTGCCGCTGTTCGGGACGGTGGAGTGGTCCCCGACGTGGCGGCGCTACGTGCGCAGGTACCGCGAGCTGTATCTCAGCACCGGCCGCAAGAACGGCAAGACGGAGATGGTCGCGGCGATCATCCTTTACCTGCTCTGCGCGGACGGCGAGGAGGCCGCCGAGCTGTACGGGCTGGCACTGGACAAGGACCAGGCGTCGCTTGCCTACGCGGCGGCGGCGCGCATGGTGCAGCTCTCACCCGCGCTCGCGCGCAGGCTCCGCGTGATCAAGGGCTCGATCAGGATCGTGGACGAGCAGAGCGCGAGCTACTTCGCGGTGATCGCGGGGGACGCTGCGGGCGCGCTCGGCACCGGCCCCTACGGCGCATACATCGACGAATTGTTGACCCAGCCTGACCGCACGCTTTACGACGCGCTGCGCACCGGGTTCGGGGCACGCGCGCAGCCGCTCATGATCCTGGCCACCACGGCGGACAACGACCCGACAGGGTTCGCGGCGGGTGAGCGCGCGTGGTCCGAGCGCGTCGTCCAGGACGCCGAGCTGGACCGGCACCGGCTCGTGGTGCTGCACGCGGCTCCGCCCGATGCCGACTGGACCAGCGAGGAGACGTGGGCGCTCGCGAACCCCGGCCTTGGCGAGTACCTGGACCCGGAGGTGCTGCGCGCGGAGTTCCGCAAGGCTGTGGATAACCCGGCCGAGGAGCGGAGCTTCCGGCAGTACCGCCTCAATCAGCAGAGCCGCAAGCACGGCCGCGCGGTGGACCTGACCAGGTGGGACGCGGCCCCGCCGATTACGCGCCAATTGCGCGCAGCTAAGTGCTTCGCGGGCCTGGACCTGGCGAGCACCATCGACCTGGCGTCGTACGCGCTGGACTTCCCCGATGGCGCAGGAGGGCACGACGTGCTGTGGCGCGCGTTCGCGCCCGAGGAGCAGCTAGCCGCGCTGGACAAGCGCACGGGCGGTAAAGCGTCGGTGTGGGTGGCGGGCGGCGAGCTGACCATCACCGAGGGGAACGTGATCGACTACGAGGCGATCAAGGTTGCGCTGAGGAGGGACGCCGAGACCTACGACCTCCGCGAAGTCGCGTTCGACAGGTGGGGCGCTACCCAGCTCGCGAGCGACCTGCTCGATGAGGGGTTCCCGCTGATCCAGATGGGCCAGGGGTTCGCGACCATGAGCGGGCCGACGAAGGAGTTCCTGCGGCTGGTCGCGGGCGGGCTGTACCGGCACGGCGGCAACCCGCTGATCCGCTGGCAGGCCGAGAACCTGATCACCCGCACCGACCCCTCGGGGAACATCAAGCCCGACAAGGCCAAGAGCGCCGACAAGATCGACTCCATCGTGGCGGCGGTGATGGCGCTGGACCGCGCGCTCAGAAACGCCGCCGAGCAGGCGGAGGAGGACTACGCCGCCGCCGGCTTCTAAGGTGGGCAGCAGCACACCCCGAGGAGGTGGGAGCCCCGTGTCCACACCGACAGCACCAGCTCCGCCGAGCACCGCACCGCCCGCACCGCCAGCGCCCGCAGCTCCGCCCGCGCCCGCAGCTCCGCCGGCACCAGCTCCGCCAGCGCCCGCAGCTCCGCCCGCGACGGCCGGCGACAACGGGCACCAGGACCCCGGCACCGGGCCAGGGCTCGAGTCCTCGCTAGCGGCCGAGCGCGAGCACCGCCGCCGCCTTGAGGCCGAGCTGGCGCAGCTCAAACAGCAGCACATGAGCGACGCCGAGCGCGCGGTGGCAGCAGCGCGCGAGGAGGGCAAGCGGGAGGCGCAGGCGGAAGCGGCGCGCAAGCTCGCCGCCGCGCACTTCCTGCACCTCGCCACCGGCCGGCTAGCCGACCCCGACAAGGCGCTGCTGATGCTGGACATGGAGCGGCTCGTCAAGGACGGCGAGCCCGACATGAGGGCTATCCGCGCGCTGGTGGAGCAGCTCGCCCCGGTGCCCCCTCCGCCGCCGCCGGGCGGGCGGGTGCCCGCAGGGCCGCGAGCGACAGCACCGGCCCCCGAGGGCGGCGACTGGCTCCGCGTAGCTGCTGCGCAGGCGCGGCGGCGCTAGACCCCGGCCCAGCTCGGGGGCATACTGAGCGGTGATGCCGGGCGGTGCGACGCCCCCGGCAGCCGGTAGCCGAACCCGGCCCGCCTTACGAGGTGCGACGCCAAGGCCGGGCGGGCGTGCAGCGCGATGCGGCGCCCGCCCCGGTAGCGGAAAGCGGCGTGTGAACACACCACGCCACGAAAGGCAATCCGCGCCATGACGACGCCGACTCCGTATGCTCCGCCGCTGGACTTCAGCGGCGTGATCCCGCCCGAGTTCAGCACGCAGATTATCGAGGAGGCGGTGCGCGCCTCCTCCGCGCTACAGCTCGGAAACCTGATGCCGATGGGCACCACGATCACCGAGCTGCCCATCCCCAAGACCCTGCCCACCGCCTCGTTCGTGTCGGTCGGCGGGCGCAAGCCGTGGACCGACATCGCGTTGCAGACCGCGACTCTGCACGCCGAGGAGATCGCGGCCATCACCGCCATCCCCGACGCCTATCTGGAAGACGGCACGATCAACCTGTGGGAGTTCGTGCGGCCGAGGATCGCGGAGGCGATCGGGGTCGCGCTGGACGCCGCCGTGTTCTGGGGCGTCGGTGCTCCCGCGAGCTACCCCGTGGGCGGGGTCAACGCGGTGGCGACCGCCGTCGCGGCGGGGGTCGATGCGGTGGACACGATCAACCAGGCGATGGCGGCGGTCGAAGCCGGCGGCATCAGCGTGACCGGCCAGGCCGCCGACATCACGGTGCGCTCAACGCTGCGCGGCGTGCGCGCGGCGGGCTCGGGGGAGCTGCTGCTCGGCACCGTGCAGGCGGGTGATGTGGAGCAGCCCACGCTCTACGGCATCCCCATCTCCTACAACACGATGACCCAGCACGGCGGGACCAACGCCGACTACTTCGCCGGCGACTTCCGCAACCTGTTCATCGGGGTGCGGCAGGACATCCGCTACATGCTCGACCCGAGCGCGGTAATCGCCGACAACACCGGCGCGGTGCTGATCAGCGGCTTCCAGGACAACCAGACCCCCCTGAAGGTGTGGGCGCGGTTCGGGTGCGCGATCGTCAAGCCCGTCACCGTGCGCAGCCCGGCAGGAGCGAACCCGTTCTCGAAGGCCGCGCTCGTCGGGAAGGTCACGCCGACCGAGACCGGCGACGAGCCCCGCAAGAGCACGAGCAGCGCCAAGAGCTGAGCGTGACGACGCCGCAGCCGCCGCAGTGGGTAGCGTGGGCTCCGCCGCTGGACCCGCCCACCACTGGCGGGCTGCCCATCGACCAGGCGCAGCAGATCGCCGGCGAGGTGTGGAGCACCGACCCGCACCTGGCGGCGGCGATGATGTGGGAGGCGTACGCCGCGCAGCTCGCGCCCACCCCCGCCGTCTCCTCGGTGTCCACGGGCGTGCAGAGCGTGAGCTACAGCCCGGCCGCGCCGATGGGCGACTACGGGCTGGCGGTGCAGCGCGCGGAGTGGCACCGCTCGTTCACCCTTGACGTGCTGGTGTCGGGGCCGCTGCGGTCCACCGCGCGGCACCCCT